TTGTCATGAACGCACACTATCCTTGGTTAGACACCCTGGTTGATACCAGAAGCTGTCCCTGACTTCGTTTAGTGTGCTAGGTACTAAAGGTGTTGAAAAGCTGAGCCCTACAGTAGGGGTAACAGCTCCCTTCCTCACCTGACGCAGTTGTATGCGTCAACCATGTGATGGTAGCAATCCTGCTGCCTAACATGGGTTTGTCTGCGGGTTTTCAGTCCCGCGGGTGGGTTTCCCCTGGCAATTTCGCCTTATAAGGGAGCCCTAACTTCAAATGCCAGTAACAGGAGTAATTAAAATGGGAAAACCGTCATACCCACGCTTTCGCCAACAGGATGATATCTTACCACTCATTTGCAGCCGTACGACGGTCCAATGCAACGGATCGTCATCGACTGCAGAAAGAGATGAGTGGAACGGACAACCTGGTGGCTACAAGCTGGGCAACGGTACTCGTCGTGAGACGAGCGACATTGTGGTTCCTAATTTTCGGGAACGCTCGAGAGCGGGTGAAATATTTAATAACCCGTTCCGATCACAAGTCACCAAGTACGTTAGTGGGTCAACTTCGACACACGAACACCACTGGATCCCATCCTGTTCAGGTACTGGCACGAAGCAGATATATGGAAACGATACCTTTGGGGGCTGGGGAGGTTATCTGGAGGGTACCGACGCTTGGTCGGACCGTACCGGATTATTACGTGAGCTAGCAGGCACTGAAGCCTGGGCAAACGTGACCTCTCCTGAAGTCCTCGGAGGTGAGTTCCTGAGGGACGCGGGCAGAACAATAGCCTTAGTCCGTCATCCACTTCGTGAGCTACGGGCTGGCTTAGAGCATGTGCGATCTTCCAAAGGTTTTCGGAAGCAGAGCAAAGCTTTGGGCCAGTTTATCGGGGACAAGTGGCTGCAATACCGTTATGGTATCACGCCGTTAGTTCACGACGCCGTAGGAGCATTTGAAGCAGTCTACAAGCCGGTCTTCACAGACCGGGTTACAGCAAGGGGTTCAGAGACCTGGCCGGAGTACGTCGCCACCGATACGGTGACGAAGACTTCGACTTATGGAATCTGGACCTGTACAACTGAAAGATATGCTTCTCAACTCCAAAAAGTGCGCGCTGGAATACTTTACCAGCACGTGGCAGGAATGCCTGAGAAGTTCGGCCTTCACTTTAACCAAGTCGTACCAACGCTCTGGGAGATTTTCCCCTGGAGTTTTGTGGCGGACTGGTTTGTGAATGTCGGTGACTATCTTTCTGCCGTGACCCCAAGGGCTTCTACCAACGTTTTAGCCAGTTGGACCACCACAAAGGTGATCCATAAGCAAGCTAGCACTATGTCTAGCTCGCCCAATGCCGTTTGGAACGTTTATAACGTTTCCGGCCCTGGCATGTATGGTAGTACTGAGCGTATTGTCACAATACGCAACCCGGGGGCTTCTCGAGCTCTTGCATTCAGGCAAAATGATTGGACTTTGTCCAAACCTAAAACCTGGCTGCATGCAGCTGACGCGTTCGCTCTAATCGGCGGATTGCTGAAGTCCAAACCTGGAAGGAGCATCGTTACTCCCCCACCCTCGCGGGTGAGGGGACGTCCACGCGAGTGGACGTCCAATTACGATGTTAATTCACGCTAACTTCTAACGTGAACCTTCCATTCAACTTAATCTAGAGGATTAACTAATGTCAATCACACTAAATACCCTGGTATATAACCAGGACTCCTTCATCAATGCCAACAAGGTCAAGTACACCGGCCCGGAGCATACTTTCACGACCAAGGACGAAATGTACCTTAGCCGTGTAGCTCCAAAACCGACGAACGATTTTGACGGTGTTGCAAGGAGTACCGTGAAGTCTGTAAAGACCGTCGAAATTAATAGCGTTACTGGGGAAACCCACGACGCTATCATCGAGACGACTTTCAACTTCCCAGTCGGCATGACATCCGCTGATGCTGACGCCCTCCGTGACCAACACGGTGACTTTCTTATAAGTGCAGATGCCGGCACTCTCTCTAACTCGCACGATTTGACCTATTAAGTTCGGTCAGGTTGTGTGATGAAGAGGAGCGCTAGTATGCTTGCACTAGTCACCGCTGTACTTGTAGGGGTCTTAACGGCCCTTTCAGTTTACCTAGGAGAATACAATGTTCCCCCAAGTATTAGTCACGGAATGGATATTCCCGCCCCTACGCTTCCAAAAGAAGCGCAAGCGGAGAACGTCCAAGGCGAGGAGGTGCGTAAGCACCTCTACGTATGTGAGTTTGTATCGGAAGATACTGCTCACATCTTTGTACGAGAACTGTCAGAGATATCCCTGGTTCGAAGCTGTACTGAAGTTAGTGCAGACATCGGAGTGGGACAAGTTGTATCTCTGGACTGAGCAAAAGGACTTTACAGAAGTATCATCCGCAGCGGAACATTTCGCTGTTGCTCAGATAATCGCTCTAATCAAAAAGGCTCCCTTTGATTGGGAGACACTGGGGTTACCCCGCAGCCCGTTAGATCAGGCGAAGGCCACCTTCCTTGCAACAGAAGTTCGTTGTAAGGAGGTAAACCGACGCTTGAGGACACGGCTTTTTGGTTCATATAGTTTTAAGATTGACTATATGCGTCGTTGGATCTGCCATGTGCTCGGTGATAAACCGAACCTTCTGGCAGTATACGACAAAGGCGACATCAGTTCAGGCGCTTCAATCGGTGTGCACGGTAATGCTACCAACCTCTACCGCAAACTTTACGCGGAAAGTTGGTCCGTGACCCGATGTGCCCTACCTTACGCACGAGGTTTCTTCAAGAGGAATAACCACCTCGCCATGAACCTATATCAGGAGCATGGGCAGTATGTGTGTTTTGATGATACACATCTTGCTGAAGAAATTGCTGTACGTGCGAATCAGGTGTCGTACAACCAGCTCAGCTTTGTGCCAAAGACGGTGAAGACCCATAGGGTCATCGCCATCGAACCGTTGTTGAACTCGATCCTACAAAATGGGGTCGATAACCTTATGCGCGAAAAACTTAAGCGCTGGGGTTACGACCTTAGGGATCAAGGGAAGAATCAGCATTTAGCACGTCTAGGGTCCGAAAGCGGCGAATATGCCACGATGGACCTGAAGGCTGCAAGTGACTCGATTACCATAGAATTAGCACGTGTTTTATTACCTCCAGACTGGTTCGATTTCTTCAACCAGATAAGGAGTGCGTGCTATAAACTTGACGGTAAAATAAACCGTTACGAAAAGTTTTGCTCGATGGGCAACGGCTTCTGCTTTCCACTCGAAACTTTGTTCTTCGCAGCAGCAGCCCGTGCAGTGATGCACGAGCGTACTGACGGCGTGACAACTCACTCGGTCTATGGGGATGATATTATTGTCCCCACGGACTGTTATGAGGAGTTAGCCGACTTGCTGTTGTACCTAGGTTTCGAGACCAACCTGGAGAAGTCCTTTAATACCGGACCATTCAGGGAGTCTTGTGGAGCAGATTGGTACGAGGGACAGGACGTCCGTCCTGTATACTTGGATTACCCGTTGAATGCTGATGTGCATTTGCGGATTTTCCATAACGCGACATTACGAGGCACCCGAACGACCTGGTGGTTTGAAAACATCAGGCCGATCCTTCGCAAGAAGGTCCAC